CTCTTTTTATTATTTTTTTTATTAGTGTCCTTTATTGAGTTAACGATTGCCCTAATATCTTTTAAGAAATCTTCTTTATTGTGTGATATGTTTATTGTTTGATCGATTTCTTTGTATTTTGTTTTGAATTTCTCATAGTAGTCATTGAACAGGCTTACGCACGTTTTCTTTTCAGTTTTAGTTGGAGGTGTTTTTCGAGTTGTATTTGGAGGTGTTTTTCGAGTTGTATTTGGAGGTGTTTTTCGAGTTGTATTTGGAGGTGTTTTTCGAGTTGTATTTGGAGGTGTTTTCCGAGTTGTATTTGGAGGTGTTTTTGGAGTGCTTGTTCTAGAACTACGTCTTGTAGATGATTTTTTGTTAGAAAAACATTCTTTTATCTCCTGATTTAAGTCATCTTTCGTCCTATTACAGTCAGACAATTGGTTTTTAAGTTGTTGTTCTTTTTTCGAATTATGTTTTTGTTCTTTCTCGAATGCGTTTTGAAGATTTTTGACGTTCGATTCACATTGTACAATATCATTTTGTAATTTCTTTTGTTGTGTGGTGGCCTCATTTTCCATTTGTTTTTTTTCTTTTTCCACATAATCTTCAGCAAGTGCTTTTAGTTTTTGTTGTTCTTGTTGATACAAATGTTGATACAAATTATTATATTTATTTATAAGTTCCTGCTCTTTTTCTTTCTGCCATGCAATGGCTTGGTTTTGGTCTTGTTGATACAAATTATTATATTTATTTATAAGTTCCTGCTCTTTTGCTTTTTGCCACGCAATGGCTTGATTTTGTATTTCAGCCATGTATTTTGCTTTTTCTTCTTCAACTTTACGACCCACTTCTTCGTCAATTTCACGCCCTACTTTTTGAAAATAAGTTGAATAAGTGCTTGACATTTTAATTTATATGATAAAAAAACTTTTAGTTACGAATATTTTTTTCATTTTCATGGTATATTTTGAATTTTACATGTGGTGATCTTCGTCAAATGAATCAGACTCCGTTTAAATTGAAAACTTGTCTTTCCAGTACGAATGAGTTTTTTCAACTGCGTTTATTGCCGTCTGGATGTCAACAAATTTCTCATTGTGTCCAAATCGTGTTCGAACTGTTTCTCTTGTACTGTCATCATTTTTGTAATGTCGAAACCATTCCTGGATTTCTTTCAAAGTTTCATCACCTATATGCCTTTTAACATCCTCATCTGATTTTATGGACGAAGCAATCGGATCGTTGCAATCGATCACAACAATTTTCCAATCCAATTCACCTTCATCAATCATGGAAAATGCTCCGAGTACCTTAACACGGATCACAGTTCCAGTATGGTGAACCACGGAGCCAATTTCAACGATGTCTATGGGGTCATTGTCTCCGTACAAGTTTTCTACATCTTTTTCAATCCGTGACGGGTCTTCCCATGTTTGAGGAATGAAACCGTAATTCCAACGAATTGGGTAAGGGTATTTGCGCAAACTATCATCTTTGTTTAAATCGTGGCGAATTGGGTTGTATGGTTCTTTAGTGCACAGTTCAAATTTGTCTGAAGTATTTTTTGGTATTTCAATTACACAAGTGTACTCTGTCGTGTTCACATTTTGATCATTGGTGACGACTTTGTACTCAATATCATGCCAAAACGATATTTTTTTATCGTTTTGTTTCATAAACAAACGATATTCTTTGGAATTCAACTCATAGATTGGTTGCAGTTCATACATTATAAAAGAATAAATATATATATTTACAATTGTCCGTTTTCATTCTAAATAGTTATTATTATGAATTAAATTTGAAAAAAACTTAATTGTAAACGTGCTTTTGGGAGTGATAACAAAGCACAAACACACAAAGTTTGTTACAGTATAAACAGCAAGTTTCCCAATAGAATTCTGCAACATGGACACGTGTTTTTTCTTGTCATCCATTCCGTCAGACACTTGTTGTGGAACGTATGGTTGCATCGTTTAAGTTGTCCCCCATCGTTTGATGAAGATACGTTTTCCAAACATATCGAGCACACATCTTGATATTGCATAATCAGTGATATAACGTTGTATTTATTGAAATGTTCAACTTCTGGTATGATCAATGAAAGAACTTGTGTCAAACGTTTTTTTTGTTCAAGATAAGAATTCCGTAGACGACTAATTTCCCGATGGGTTGTGTTAAAAATAGTATACAAGTCGAAACCGATATCAGAAGGACTTTTTTCTAGTATGGTAGTCAAACGTTCATATTCAAGCGGATAACTTCCGTCTAAGTCACCAATATAACTAGCCCTGTTATCAAGGGTTTGTATTGATTTTTTCAACGAGTCACACGTTTTCATGTATTTCTCATTCAGTTTGCAACAGTGTTCCATATACGTATCTGGAGAGTGGAGTTGTCTTATGACTGTCCATTCATCCCAATGGGATTTCCATGTTTTTTTATATGCAATAGGAAATTTTTGTGTGTCGATCTTATTGAAATGCATGCCACATACATATACTTCTTCATACTGTTGGGAAAGGTTCGATGTTTTGCATAGGTAAGAGGAGCTGTTTTGACAGGGAGTTTTTTTTGATGTTAATGATTGACATATTTCATGACCCAGAAAATCTTCACGTGTACCAATAGATGTATGAAACCACATTCTGTTATGAGTGTCGATATTTAGTAACTCATTCAATGTGCTTGTAGTTGCCATTGTTAGAATGGTGTTATTATTGTGTGGACGAAAATATGTAGACGCAAATTTGAAAACAAATAGATTTAAATCTTTACGTCAATTTTTACAAAAGAGATTTTACTATGTATTATTACGATCAATATTTAGTCTAACAATGGTACAAATAAAATGGTTTGACATTCGCCGTCTGAGAAAATCCAGGTTCCATATGAAGGATCAGTAGTACCATGTTCAGATGCAAGAATGACGTTGGATTTGTTTTGAATTTGTGGGATAGATTTCGACTGGTCGGACAAGTAAATCTTAACATTATCAGACACATTTTGTTTGTATTCACTCTGTCGATATGTATCGAACAAAAGTGTATCAGGGTACATATGTTGAACACCTTTCCATAAAAATCGTGTGTAAACGTCATACGGATTAACGTCAATAATCAAACGGCAATTGTATTTCTCTGAATAATGAATCAAATCCACTACAGAGTTTGTGCATTGAAACGACGATGTCCAAAACACGGAATGAATCGCAGAAGGGTTTTTTGATATTCCAAATTTGATTTGCTTTACCATTTTCATACGATCCAACGTGTGCGTTTGTAAATGATGATATGTAAATACAGGAACGAATTCTTTTTTAATTGAATACGGCTTGAGAAAATTCACGCATTGCTTGAGTTTATATTTCATGTATATATATACTTCATCCTCAATGTTGTTTTAAATGCATATTGTTTGAAAATAATCATTGAGTTGTTGTCCAAAGATTCACAACTCTTTCGTAAGGAGTATCTGCATCTAAACCGTAAAACTCGGTCAAAGGAGTACCTGCATCTAAACCGTAAAACAGTTCTTCATTGGAATATAATAACTGTTCATCTTGTTTACACATGACGCGAAAAACAAAAAATGACATTGAAATCAAAATAGCAAAATTTTGTTTCATTATTTACTACATGATGTAAAAAGTTTTCATGATAACGAGCAACTTGATCACATTCGTGTCGAAAAAAAAGTGATGTTTCGGAAAGGACGACATCGATTCATAACTGAAAATGAACACTACAAAGTATTATTTTTACAACGATTTTTGTAGTCAGGATTATTTGACACCATTTATTTACGAAGGAATCAGATATTCATCTCTGAAACAATGGATGGCTGCAAAGAAAGCGAGTTATATGGGTGATTTCAGCTCGCACTATAAAATAATGTCGAACTCAAATACGAATTGGATTCATTTCCTTGAGACCCAAATTAAACCGTATCATTACATTGATGATGAACGATGGAAGAAGGCACAATTTCAACTAGCAGTGTTAGGTAACTATCTCAAATTCAGTCAAAACAGTATGTTGTTGAATTGGTTGTTGCAAACTAAATCTGCAGATATCATTCATGCTCCGCCTCATGATCGGATATGGGGTGATGGGTTGTTGATATTTGATGTCAATAGATTTCGTGCATATGCAAACGACAATTTTGAAGGAAACGCTATCATGCATGCACGAAAATACATTCAAGAAAAATATATCACAGTGTGAGCAGAAATACTTCGAATGAAAGAATAATCAAACACATTAAAATAAATTACATTTCTCTACGTTTGGTACTCCTTTTTGTGTTTTTGTAATCCCAGTAAGTTCCAGTAAGTCCAGTGTTTGCTAACACTGGGTCAACCCTAGGTCTGCGTTTAGCTGGTTTGCTGATTGTCTGTTTCTTTTTAGAACGTGGTGAAGGTTTTGAATTTCGTTTATGATGTTCCACAGTGTTTTTGTTTTCCAAAAGGGTGTTCAATTCGACGTTCGTGTCTTGTTTTTTTTTCAGGAGTACACTCAACTCGTATTCCAATTCGTTTTGGATCTTGTACGTTTCTTGCAAACGTTTCAATGCATCTTTTTCAAGGTCTTCATATGTATATTGTTCTCGAATACTTTTTCGTTGTTGTTCATGTATTCGGTGTAATTCTTTTTTGGATTCTTGTAATTCTTTTTTGGATTCTTGTAATTCTTTTTTGGATTCTTGTAATTCTTTTTTTGTTTTCTCCAAGTCTGTATCCATTTTCTTTTTAAGATTTCTGTTCGTTTTCATGAGATCGTCATGTCTCGTTTCAATATCTTTTGTGGTTTGTTTTTCATTTTCGATGAGGTTATCTATTCGTTTCTGTAAATCGTGAATTTTCTTTTGCGCGGATATTCGTTTCCGTGTCATTTTTATGTCAAAGTCGAGTTCTATCTTTTGTCTATGCATAGTTTCTGGACTTGGTGTCCATGTGCTTTTTGCGGACACGAATGGTAAAGTTGGTGATGTGTGTCTGTGTTTTACGTCTTTTTTATTTGGCGTCAATGAACTCTTTGCGGACACGAATTGTGGAGATGCTGATGTGTTCGTAGGATTCATTTCGCTTTGTTTATTGTTCGCCATTTGTTTCCAATAGGTATCGACATTGGTTTGTTTTTCTTCTATCAGATGTAAATCGACTTTCAATTGTGATAGTATGAGTTTAAAATAGGATGATTTTGGTTTGATAGCACGGATCTCGATTGGCTTATTCTGAAAATTGAGGTATATAAAGACAGGACGGTCAACGTTTTTGACGATGTATTCGTGTTTTTTACTTTTGACGATACCTTTTCGAGGATACACATATAGCCAATATCCTTCGTGTGGTTTTTTTGGTTGGTACCACAAACAAATCAATATGTCTAGTTTCATTGCGATCATGTGTAAAAGTTCGTACAAAGTGTTCATATCTTCGGGTATTTTATGGAGTAAACGATCACATATGTTTTGAAAAGTGGATTCTGTGTATTGTATTCCGAGTTTTTTTGCGTGATGCTTATCGAATTTATTCGTCGCTAAGTGTTCATCAAAGCAAATTGTGGATGGGTGTATTGTTTTTTCGTCAATTTGGACATTGTACATAGAAAGAAGACACTCTTTTACTGAAAGAGCTACGGTATCGAATAATTTTTCGTACAACTCTTCTATTGAACTGTGTAATGAGAAGAATTGATTATGGGATGTTCTTGGTATAATATCATATCTGGCGTCAGTAAAAGGTAATAAAAAGAGTTTTGAAGGAGTTTTATGTTCTTCCAATGAAAAAAATGTTGTATCCTCACATCTAGTTTTGGTTTCTGGTTGGTTTTGTTTTTTCATTTTCACTAAATAGTACTGTTTACGATGATGATGAGTTTTTTTTTAAGAATTTATGATGTAATTAGATGATGCGACAAAATCCTAATAAGGTTCAGAATCAATATGAATAAAACATTTCGCACACGCAATCACGTTATCTATCAATTCACCTGAGTCTATCAAGTTTGCATTGTAGATGTATTTGTATAGGAATGATAGTTTGGGATATTTTACCGACATCAAATATAGTTTCCCTAGTTTCATTGTGCATACGGTTTTTTTAAGGTACAATGTTCCAATCAGGGGCTTGTATTTGATATAATCGCGATAAAGTTCGCTTAGCAACACATTCAATACAACGTCAATATTATGTGAAACAAGCTGCTTGCATGTATGCAAATCTTTTGAAAACTCTTCCATTACGTCTCCGAATGGGATGAACATCAAATCGACATTGTTGATAGAGTTACTGTAATGTATATTGCTGAATGTTTCAACAATATTATGGTCATGATTCACTGTATGTTGGACCTTCTTCATGAAGTTATATTCATTGTCCAAAATTACATATCCTATTCTGATAACGCGACATTCGTCGAAATTGTTGACTTGAAATGGATGGATACTCAGTTGTGGTGAAAATCCTGAAGTGACCAAGTCAAATACTAATGTGGTATCGTGAATGGGGTGAGTTTTTTTCATGGCATGTTCTTTTATCTCATAACATTTTCATCAGGAACTGCGATTTCACATGATACGTGTTTGAATAATGATTTAAATGCTTAAAAATGTAATAAAAATATATATATAATGACATCTAAAATACTGATATTGCAAACTTGTGATGATCAATCAAAATACAATCAAATGCTGGACGTAACTAGTGAAATCAATAAAAAGTATTGTGACCGTCACGGATATTCGTTTGCAGAATATAGAGGAATTAAACGTGGCGTTCATCCTTGGCATGCGACATTTAACAGGATATATCTTATACAGGAAATTATGCTTAACTATCCAAAGTATGAGTGGATAATGTATATCGATGCGGATGCCATGGTGGTTGACTTCTCCCGGAAGATTGAACAAGTTATTGTAGATGCGAACGCACAAGATAAGGTTATTATTATCGATGGTTACGGTCTCAAGCATGAAAACATGAAAATTAATGCGGGGATTTTTTTGTTTAACACGAAACATGAATCTTCGATGAACTTGATTGAATTGTGGAAACATTCTTGTGAAATAATGATCAATTCAGAGGATTTGGAGAGATACGCAGAACATTCGATTCCAACGACAAAATTTTTGTTGGATGACCAGTTTTCGTTAATGCTTATTTTTAATATGTTGACATTATCAGAGCGATTCTCAAGAATTGTTTGTAGATTATTGGAAAAACCGCTTTCATCTTTTGTGACTCAAGAACTTCGACCAAATAAAGGATTGGATCGTGTGGATGCTGAGGAACGTATATATAAATTGATTGAAAAAAGTAAAAACGTCAAAATTGAATACGGATTACATTAAATAATTATATACTGTTCACTTATCACCAACGGTTTTTAAGATACGTCTCAATTTCTTGAGATATATTGAGTTCTTTAAATGAATTCCTTACACACGAACGGATGTTAGGAATATTTGGAACTTCGGTGTAATGAATGAACTTTTGATCGATGGTTTCATTGGTTTCCATAAAGTTTGAAATTCGATCACGTGAGAAAATCAAATAAACCTGCGTATCGTTTTGCCAATACCATTCTTTTCTAATCACAAAGTTTTTTGGAAATTGTGAATTCGTTTCTTCTTCGAATTCACGAGTCATTGCTTTGAAATTAGACTCGCCAAACTCTATATTCCCACCGGGTGTCATCCAACACTTCGAGTATTTATGCTTCAACATCATAACGAAACCTCGATAATTTACAAAATAAACTGCAACATTTTTCGCTACTGCCATGTTTGCTGTATGTTTGAGCGTTGTGAAAAGGGTTTGGTAATGTTTCACTTTTTTAAGTGAATTGAATTAAAAATTATTAAAGGTATTCATTGTTTTTTGATGATCAGCGTACTTGAAAGTTCTGTTGTTTTACTATTTGAAACACTGATCGAATTAAGTCTGAAGAGTCCACCAAAATATTTCTGTCCATTGGACGAATGCAGTTTTCATCCTGAGTGTATTCGACATTTGAAATCTCATGATGGTGTTTATTGAGAAGTTTACACATATTTATGTAATCATAATTTGGATATGGACTTTTCGTTCCACAAGATTCGTTCAGAGATAATTGTTTAGTGCGATGCTTATCACACAATGGATCACAATACCAATATTTTCGATTACTTATTTCAATGATTTCACAGTTTTCGTGTGTGAAAATCATATTTGTTAAACCTGAACCGTGAGCCATGATCATGATTTTACTATCTTTCACGAAATCGATTTGTTCTTGTGGGGTTTTATCTTCAAAATAACAACATTCAATACCATACAGCATTAAAATCTCTTCTATAGGTTTGTTTGTAATTTTATCAAAAACTTTACGAGAGTTTTTTCGATTTACAAATGTTATCTTGTTTGTTGTGCAGAAAACATTCATTTTTACCTTAAGCCATTTTGTGAAATTGATCAATTCTTGATTTGGACCATAGTTTGTTGGATTCCAACATTCAAACCATTTGAAATGAATTTTCAGAATCTCAGGTGTGTACAGGGTTGCCTCTCTAGGAAAGGTTTTGATAAGTGGGTGATATGCAGTTGATGGTCTTGATGAATACAAATTTTTCACTAGATGGCTCAGTATATATATTCTCCATATATCAGAAGGCAAATGTTCAAAGTCTGTCAAAAGCATATGATCAAAATTAGAGTTTTTGTTGACGAGTCTCCATATTTCAAGTAATTCCATCATGAATACGTGAAATATGTTTTTGTCACTACTTGTGTTGATGTACAATATTTGTTTGTGCATTATTATATAACTTAGACACCAAATTTTTAAGTGTAGTATAACTCAATTGTTTAGTTGAGTGCATACGATGTTTCGATTCATTGAATGCAAAAACTTTGTTATTTTAAAGTTTAACACAAGTATGTTTTTATTTCATGGGTTCAAAAAATGATTATAATGTCATGATAAAAGAGATGAAGGTTGCACTGTTGTTTGGTTGTAATTACTCAACAGATAAGGACGCAAAACTACGTGGTTGCATTAATGATGTTAACAACGTTTCAAGTTATTTAAGGAACAAATTAAATTACGATGTTCGAGTGTATACGGATGATGTACCTGGAAGAGATACAACTGCGGCTGGGATTATAAGACATATTCATTCATTAGCTAAAGACACATGGGACTTGAGAAAACATATTACAAATGTGTGGATTCATTTTAGTGGTCATGGCTGTCAAATCCGTGACAGTTCTGGTGATGAGGAAGACGGTTTGGATGAATGCATTGTTCCGACCGATTATAAAAGAAGTGGTGTAATTAAAGACGATGTCATCAAAAATGTTCTCAAATCTTTTCATCCAAATACAAATATTATGATGTTTTTCGATTGTTGTCACTCTGGGACGATTTGTGATTTGCCCTACAGATATTCTGAAAAAAAGGACTCGTTGTTTAGGAAATCAACAATAAGAACATCAAAAGACATGAATCAGCGAATCATTATGATCAGTGGTTGTAAAGATTATCAAACATCTGCAGATGCATTTGACGTAAATAAACGAAAGTTATGGTCTGGTGCGATGACATCATGTCTTTTATCAGTATTGGAACACAAGGAACCTAAAGATATGTTCAATTTGCTGGAACTAATCCGATATGAGTTGATTATTAAACAAAAAGGTTTCACACAAATTCCTATGATATCGTCCAGTTTTGATTTAACTGTTGATAACAACAGCAGTTTGGATTTTTATCAGAAAGCAAGTGACATAAAACTTATAGAAAGAGAAACGTGTTCTATTAACTGACGACGATGTGCCAACAAGTTATTCTTTTGTTATCACTTGTTTTTACAAAAAAAAGTTACGAATTTCATTAAAACAAAACCATATATAAAGTATACATTTCATCTTAATAAAACAGAATGGAATCATCAAAACAATGCGTATGTGTACACATTACGACCATCATAAATGAAATAAAACTAAACTGGATTGATCTTGAAAACCGAAACAAGGTACCCAGGAAATCAAATATATTCCACAATTCTCTTCACGGATTCATAAATCAGCAATTAGATAAGATCAAAATGCATTCATGTCGTATTTCATAGACACTTGATATAAAGTATCATACGAAAATGTTATGTTATGTACAAAACGCATCATATTGCATATCCCACAGAAGTTCTAGGGTATGTGTGTATACTGTATAGTTGATGTGCATATTGTTTTCGATATCGTAACAGTAGTCTAGGGTTTTTTCATCAAGTACGGATCGAACAAACTCGATAAAATAATCAAAGGTGGATACCTTTTCTAAATCTATCCCTTGATTCTCAATCAGATGATTCAAATATCGTTCTCCCACATACAGAACGAGTGAAGACATTTTGATGAATGATGACAATGATTTTATCTGTGCAATAACATTCTCTTGTTTTCTCATCGAACTCCATGTTTCTTTAAAACATCTAGAATGTTCAGGAATTGAACGTATGACTTCATCATATTTTATTTTTTCGGAAAGACGATGGATATGAACTTGAACATCGTCTGGTAGTGAATAAAACAAGTTCATATGTTTGTCAGATATTTATTTGAGACGATGATGTATTCAATGAGTTGTCATTTTTTTTCATTCAAAGATCTCATTTAAAGATTTTGGTTTGAATTTAAGTTTTATTTTATTCATCAAGACTACATAATGAATCATAAAACAGAAAAATCGTATACATCTCACACAATGGATCATAATTGGTGGTGAGAATACTGTTCATTGTTGTGTAATGTAGACGTATCATAAATTGAATTGTCAGTTGTAAATCTCAATGTGTTGAATAGCTTGATAACTTTTTTATGGGAATAGCAAGCTCTTTCTATGAATCTCGAGTCGTTTCGAATTTCTTGTATCCATACGACTTTTTGACAAATCATTTCAATATAACCATTGAATGACAATATATAACTCATGTCAATACCAAGTAGTTTTTGTATAATAATTCGAAACATGTATTCTTGAGTCACGTAGTTCAGAATCATCCATAGAAAGAACATATTTTTAGAAAAAAGTTCTAAGAAATCTTCGTATGATGTATCATCGATGTTCGAATTTAAATTAAAATTTGGGTCTAAAATACCATGTATGAAGTTTGAAAAAAGCTCGTCTTCATAAATTTCAGATACAATCATCGATGAGCTGGGCAAGTCCATACGATGATGCACATATATTTCATGGTGTAGACTTTAATATGCTTCACCTAAAATTAGTAACATATTCAAGGAGTGAAAACCGAACAAAGTGTAAAGGAATTTGTCTGCTTACGTTCGCTAACATTCCTTTCGAGAGGGAACGAAATCCTTCTTTTTGTATAATTTCAGATATCGTTTGATTGGGAGTATTGTTCATTATGCGTGTTTTGCACAGATCCAACGGATTGGATAATACTGCTGCAGACGATGATGCACAGACGCTACTTATGAAGAAAGTGACGAATTCGTTGTTGATAGTAGTTTTCTTCATAATAAATTCTTTTATTTCGTCGTACACTGCAAACTGACATACTGTCACTGCGATTGTTCGTAAAAACGTATACTTCGTTCCCTTCCAGAACTCAAACAAACCGCCTTTGCGATATTCGTCTCTTACTTTAGAAAGTATGGTTGTTTTTTGAGGACTGTGTTGTAGTTGGACCATGATTTTATCGAACGGTGTGCCAACAACACAGCCAAACGCACCGGAAAGGCACCCTGCAATTATTTTTTCGTGAAAGGTATTCAGATCGTAATGTTTTTTTATAGTTTCATAAGCAAACATTTTGCTTCCTACAAAGGAAGTGTTACGTAAAATGGATGCATTCATACCATTCGTTAGCATAACTAGATCGGAAAGTTTTCTAATAACTGTTTTGTTGTTCGATTGTGATCTTACTTTGATAACATCAATTGGATGAGTCACTAACGCTGAAACTACGGAAACACCTATACAAGTATTGAGTCTGTACAGAAAATCTGAAGGATTCATTTGTGTGTATATTTTTATATATAATTTAATGCTAAAAAACCGCAAATGGAGTTTGAAGTTTTGAGTTGTGCAATATGGATACAATCAATAAAACATTTTAATTAAATGTCTATTTTGTAATTGGCTTCTAATCTATCTAAGAAAATATGCTGATGATCGATTGTTATATCGGTGTTTTCTAGGATATCAATCAATGTTGCATCTACGTCAAATCCATCTGTATGCTCTTGAATTTTATGAATGAACATGAGTTGAGTTTGAGTGGTCAAGAAGAAATCCGTCAAAATATCATCATCTTTTTGAATCAAGTTAACACCATACACTAAATCCTTTAGCGGATGTTTAATGTGGATTTTTTTGTACTTACATAACATTTGATCGTCGTCAAACAGTTTTATACTTTCTATCTTTTTATTGTATAGTTCGTGTTTTATAAATGTTTTTGCTAACTCTTTAGTTTCAAAAGAGTATGCTAGTGGTAAATTATCCCTGCGCTGCATATACGATGGAAGATTGTTGTTTTGTTGAACGGCTTTTTTATGCATATTTGCACACAAAACGGATATGTTGCCTGTCTTTGTATGACCAGTTCCTAATGCCCACAGAGAAGGTTTATACATTTGTTTGTATCGATATTCTTTTGCAATATGTTAAATATTTTTTATATTTTGCCATCGCTTTTTTTCGGTTTTTTACTAGTGTTTGCATCAAAATAACTAATTCAACTGAATCATGAAATTAATGATAAATTTGTGAATGTCTTTTATTGTTTGAATTCGTCTATTTTCGAACACAATATGAATCCACATCATCGATTCACCGGCAGACGTCATGAAGCTAGAAACCTAGTGAACCGTATCCGGATAAGATGTGGCAAACGCACGGTTAACGAGTTGAATGTTGCGATCCGAAGATATTTAGCAGATCCACACAGCATGATCAAGTACTTGGAGTTGCAACACGTTTCGTCCAAGTTATTGAAGAATGAACAAGATTTGTATATAGCGTTTTCACAATATCTAACGAGAACGAGTACTACTGTATATTCGAGTTTGTGTAGCTAGAGAATGAAGTGAATACGAAAGTTCTTGAAATGTTTTGAAAATATGTATGTATTTTATAATCAATTTTAGAATTTATTGTTGAAGTATTGTATATGGTATAACCTTCATTTTCATGATGGGTACATTAGTTAAACGCACCATGATAACATACAATAATTTCAACATCTTTATTAAAACGCTTCGATGGAAACATCAAAGATGACTTACTGTGAGGATGATATGAATGATGCCGATAACGAGATGAGCGAAGATTTTAAACCATGTGATGAACAAGCCATCAATGAATGTAAATACTTTTGTTATATTATTGGTAACGAATCGAATAAAACGTATAATGGGTATACGACTAATTTGAATCGAAGACTTCGTCAGCATAATGGAGAGATTTGTGGCGGTGCACGTGCGACTCGAAATAGAGGACCATGGCGATACGTCGCAATTCTTACATCTTCAGGGTGGAAAGATACATCGACTGCGATGAAACATGAGTGGACGATAAAGTATCCTACACGTAAACGTCCTAGACCTAAAGAGTTTAACGGCGTTACAGGACGAATGGATTCGTTAGTTTACGCGGTGAAAGAAATGTCGAACGACGGTCACGATGTGTACTGCTTTATAGACGAAGGGCACATAGAAAAAATAAGAGAAAAATGTTGTTCGGTCCATAAGTTCTTAAGAGTGTATCCCATTTCAAATTTGGATAGTATACTTGTGTAAAGTAGAGTCGTCTCGATTATTCACAGGTTAGTTTGTTGCGCTTGATGAAATTTTGCATACTGCAAACTAAGTCGGATAACTCTTTTTTAGATACCGTGATCGTTTTTACTATAGATTTTTCATTTTTGGATGATTTTTGGGGTGTTTTTTTACCTTTCGATACATCTTGTCTAGGGGAAACATCTTGTATGACGGTAAATCGTCCTCTGTGGTAGATCAAAGGTGATGGTTTTTTTGATGGGGTAGTTTGTTTTTTTGTTTCCGATGAAGCTAGTGTTTTTTTTGATGGGGTCGTTATTTGTTTGTTTTTTGATGAAGCTGGTGAGTTTTTGGATGGAGTAGTTCGTTTTTTTGTTTCAGATTTTTGTAGTGCATTTTGCTGAGATTCTATTGTTGATATCGAGAACCTTCCAATCTTCTTCGGAAGTTTTGTGGACATATATTATAATTGGTTATAATATTTCAGTTCGTTGACTTGCTTGTAATCTTGGAATTTTGGAACATTTTTAATCTAAATTGCGAATATCGTTTAAAGTTGTATAGCAGTAACATTATTCAAATGCGTTGGATTCAGAAGTTTATTAGGAATAAAAGTAATCGGTATGCCTTAGATTTCCAAGAGAACATGTTCACTATTTATATGAACAAATTTGCTACAAAGTTTGAGAAATTGTTGACTCAAAATGTGACCGAACGTCCTGAGTTGGTCGAATATATTCGAAATAATCATGATCGTATTCAAGAATTGAAAATATATATGAATATGCACAAAGCGGAAATAATGAAAACGTTGTTTTATTTTCATTGCATGAGAAAATCAATTAAAAGCACGGATCAGATATTTTATCTTGATGCATACTCTGATGTTAGAAAACGTGTTGATTCAAAGATACTACATTTGGTTCATGAAAACTTTTACAGAACCTTACCTCAGAGTTACTTGGAAAATCATTTCATTGAATTGTTCATAATGTCGATGTGCAATATGGCATCTGAATTGAGAAAAGGTTTTTTCCACAGTGAGATTGTTGCTAAAACAAAGATCACTGAACATTGGGTGGAACGAATTCCAGTCATATTTGTATGTTCGTTTATTCTGTTGTTCATGAAAATCGCTGGAGATGTCTATGTTATTTATGTTACAAACTTTTCATATTTGTTTCTCATTGACATCATAGCATCAGTGTTTGTGTGTTTTGTAGCATTGTATTTGGTATTTCTTAGAGTTCCACAATCCATATATGCTGAGGCGAAACACGCTGCGAGTGACACTTATATTTTACACAAAACAAACCTGCATTTATTGTTTCTTAAACAATCAGGGAAAAAAAATGAAACTCAGTATTTTGATAGGATCGTTGAAAGTTGTTTTACATGTGAACATTATTGTGAACATTCTCACGTTGGCGAACATATACTTGTTGTATCCAGTGCAAATCCACTTGCCAACAATACAAATGCTTGAAACGTAAAAATTCCTGCAGAGAAATACATACCGTACCAGAAGAAATCCGTACTTTTCATGATTGAATACTATTCACACGAAATTTTTAAATCATGTTGAAGAGTTATTTATGTGAATGTATCGTCGATATTTGGTTGGGATTTGTGATAAATAATTTTCAAGATGAGAACAATGATTGTCATGAATAGACTGATTGATGTTGGGATGTAAAGCGGTGAATCATTTCTGATGATTCCATAAGAAGTCATGAGACTCAATCCGCTAATATTCAAGATTAGAAAACTGGTAGATATATCTTTAGTCGATTTTGTTTTCACAATTTTTAATATTTGAGGAATCATTTGAACACTCAAGATAATTCCACCTGAATATCCCAATACTTCTGGAAAAAGCCTCATTTGAGCAAATTGGTGTTTAAGAATATCGTGTATCAAATTGGTCACTTTTTTGAAATGGGTTAGAAATATGAAATTATTTATATATTTTACATTTGCTGGTGAATATAAAGGAGTGTTAATATCACTGAGTTCATTTGTTCATCATACATATACGTGCATTGTTTAAACATAGTTTTGGATAAAAATGACTTTATCCAAGTCGACGATTGATGCTTGTTTGAAGCAGATTACACACCACGTAAAGCGTGAAACGGTTGAGGAACTAATATGTGAGATAACCGAGAAAGATGAAATGACCAATGAATTACGTAATACTCTGCAGACATATATAGACAATATACCTGTAAAGAAAGGGTATTTGAGTATTGAAAAGAAGAAAAAGCGTCGATATTCAGGTTACCATTTGTACATGAAAGAACACCGAAAAGAAATCAAAACAAAATATCCGGAAAAGAAACCACAAGAACTGATCGCACTTGTTGCACGTTCTTGGAAAGACGTTTCTGATGAAGAAAAAAATGAATTCAACCGACGTGCCATGAACATAAAAAGTGAGGAGAAAGTATAAAAAACATTATTTATGATGGATGTTTATATCAAGTTCACCCACGATGTGTATGAATTTTATATTCATGTGAACAGGTTTCAAGAACAGTGTAATGAGAGGATTCCAGGAGATGAATATAGTGTTCGAATTGAAGATTTAAACAATAGTCTGAAGAAAATTCTGAAATCAGTGAAGAAAGTGATTATGGTGAATCGAGAACAATTGAGAGCTTTATTTCACATACTATATAAACTAATGTTAACTTCAGATGAAATTATGAAAACTCTCGTTAAAAGTAAAGAGATAACTGATTCAGATGTTGTATTCTTTGCGGATACAAAATTTGTTTGTTCTGAAGTATACAATAGTTTAGAAAAGAAGTTTGTCCATTAATTGTTCAACAGTAGAGTCATCATTATCGTGTATTACGATTACATCGTCATTATTGAGCAACCATTCGTCGTGAAGGTCGTGTAGTCGTTGCAAATAGTCTAAAGAGATAGCCTCTTCGCTTATTCGGGCTCGGCTCTGAATTCTTTTTTTACAGGTTATAGGATCTTGTCTCAGATAAATGATTTTATCATTGGTCAAATTTCCGTATTTGTGACTCAAATGTTTATAGTATGTGTCAAATACTTTGTACTCGATATCCGTCATATTTTTCAAGTCCAACATGCATTTTGCGAAAATATGTTTATCGGTCTGAATGGAACGTTCGCATAAGACTACACACTCAGACTGTTTTGCTTTCATCATGTTTTCGAATCGGGTCATGAGAACGTGCATCTGAAAAGCAAATGCATATTTTGTGGGGTCTTTGTAGTAAGATTCGAAGATGGAAACACCATCTGTGTCTTTAAAAGTAGTCCAAATGTTAACAGGTTCTTCGAATGCGGATAACGACTTTTCTTGCAACTTCCGAATGAGTGTGGACTTACCACTTCCAATGTTTCCTTCAATGATATACATCTGTTGAGAGTCTTCTTATTTCCAAATTAATATATCATATCATCATTTTTTAAAATGGTTTTCAATTGATGTTGTAACTAAAAAAATAAAATATGGACACGATAACGGTGAATTTTCACACGGTATGATTGCAATCCGATTGAATTCTCGAAACGCAGCGCACAATATGATGGTCGGGTTCACTATGTACAAAAGATTAAACAAAAAATAAAAGGTTTTATAAATGACAAGTTTCTACAGTATTGTTTTGATATTAACTGTCTTTGTTGTATGTATTTGTTATTTATCAGTTCACAAAAATATCTAGATTTTCTTGCAAAAAACATTGAAAAAAAAAGAAAAGATATTCATATTTTGGAATCAAGGTTGGGAAAACGCACCTTATGTATGCAAAATGTGTCTTAAGTCTTGGAAAAAATATAATTCGAATACCCATGAAATAATAGAATTAGATAACAAAACGATATCACATTACATACATGATGCACGTATCGTTAAAACTATAAATGAAATTGGCAACTTCAAATCTTGGACACAAGCATCAGATCTGTTACGAATTAATCTAGTTGCGATCCACGGCGGGTTTTGGGTAGATGCTACAATGCTTTGTACGAAACCAATCAACGAATACAAACATTTGTTAAAAAATAAGTATAATTTTTGGTTTCCATTCGACATCGACAGCCATATTCACTCCTACAACTACATTTATAGTACACCTGAAAATGCGATAATAAAAAATGTAGCTAATTCAATGAACCAACATTTTTATGAAATGAAAAGAAGTGAAAATCCATTGGACACTTATGAACCAATATTTCATCTATACCTTGGTAGACTTATGTACGTTCGACTTAAGAGATTGATCAATTGGGATGTCATCAAAGCGTGTCAGTTAACTCCTTCGAGTAATAAACAAAAAATTGGCTACAAAATGTTTCAAACGACAGATATATTATCACGGAAAATTACTAAAGAAGCGATTAATGAAGCCGAAAAACAAAGTTTCTTGAAACTTACCACACGACACGGTGTTAAATATCATGAATTCTTTGAACAAGGAACTGTACTTGATTATTTACTAAAAAAGTACACTTAAAATGTGAATATGTGTGAACATGACAACTCCATTTCAAGTTAATTTAATTTCTCTAATTCATCAAAATCTCGTTTGTAAATATGTTTTATTAAGTTCCTTACGTCATCATCTAGATCAGAACTTGTTATCGTGTGTTGTGTCATATTGTATATGCCCCATTTAATGTTAGATTCCTTCGCAACATTTTCAATTGTAGTTCCAGCATTTTTGGGAATGTGGATGAATTCCAAAAAACGTTCCACATTATGTTTGATAGATTTAAAACGCATAACAATAACATGCATTAAAAAAAGAATAATAGTATCACAAGTATAAAATAATAATTCATCATTGAATGTACATTTTTATTTTAGTGGTTGTTCATGGAGTAATGATTCAAATACACTTATAAGTACTTAATGTGTTGAACCTTCAAGCACAAAACTTTTCATTACATTACTCACGCGTAACATATGTTCATATGTTGAGTAATCAACCATTTCAAGTGAGCATCGTTTTTAATTGAAAATTCTTTTAATTTCTTCAAAATCTTTCTCATAAATTCTTTCAATTAAAACTTTAACATCTTGATCTAAATCTGCAACGGTTACTGATTTCTCTGTCGTATTGTATTTAGTGTCTTCGTTCAACTTTATATCAATACCGTGTTTTGATGTTAACTCGTTAAATTCTTTTGTTAGATTTTCAAAGTTCAAAACATTATCGCAGGTTCTTTCACCTTGTGAATCAAATAAATATTCGCATTGAGGTAAGAAATGACAATTCAATTCACCATCATTATATGTTCCAAAAACCAACATTTTTCTCAACCAAGCGTTCAGATGTTCTGGAGTTTGTTCAGATAACTTGTTTCTGTATTTGTATTCACTGACCATACGTTCGTAAGGATTTCTTAAAACGCAAAATGTTTCATCTTTTTTGTATAAAGAGTTCCTATTAAAATGTTTCGGTGGTAGATGCCAATATGTGCAATTCGGAGTGAATTCATTGATACTCTTATGTTCTTCATGTTCAGGTTTAAATCTTCCCCATTTGACATTCTGTGAATCTGCAATATTTTCTATCGTAGTTCCTGCGTTTTTTGGAATGTGAATAAATTCCAGGAAAGCTTCTACTTTACGATTAAGAGTACGTTCTCGAAGAAGAATGAACGAAAAAAGTAGTATTAGTGATAATACAATGAGAATACCTTTCATACTTTATTAGTATTGACATACTTTTTTAGAATTGTAATTGTAATGAAACACTTGGGTGTAAGTGAAGTTTTATGTTTTTTCATTCGAATGCGATCCGAGTTACATAGAGAAATCACTACCATTCATTTTTAGGGAAACAATCGAATATATATATTGATGTAAAAAAAAATCGCATCATCATCATAAACTGATGATGACTGATTGTGAAATATGTACATACGTGATGTCTGAAAATGTGTTGAACATTCTTGAAGAAAACGTACTTCGTTGTTCAAAATTATGTGGTACATCTAATGTAAAACATAATAAAATACTAGTGAAAGAGCTTTTAGAAGCGGGTGTGCAAGAGATTTGCACCTACAAAATTAATAAATCTTTTGGTTTGAATAGCATCAAAAACTCTGACATCGCAATTATTGCATTTAAGGAAATAAAAATGGAATCAAAACGGATGAGAAGTGGTCGTGAGCAGGTTTTGTCGAAGAAAGTTGTGTGTGGATTTGTATTATGTAACTACATTGAGAAATCAAATGAGTTATATGTGGATTTAATTTGTTCCCCGGCAGAGCCGGGATTTATAGTACGAGGAGTGGAACTATTAAACTGTGTGGAAGAACTTGCGGTTTCGCTACAGTGTTCACATATTCATTTAAGTGCACTTGAAGATGTATTTTGTTATTATGCAAAGTTGGGATATGTAGCTTGCGATCGTCCGTGTGAGTTGAATAAAGAGAGCGAATGTGCGCCTTCACAAAAAAAACGGATGAAAGGAAGTAATGAAGATGGTTGGAGAATGAAAAAATGTCTCAGAGAACCAATTCGACGTCAAGTTTCGGAAAAAATTCGATCTGGCAGATACAACATTCCACGAGGATGCAAGACTGATCAGACACGTATTAGTGATTTAAATCGTCGAAGAATTGACTCTGAAAACTTGAAGAAAAAGAGAAAAGAGTTCCTAGAAAAAAAAAAGCAGATTCAACCTATCGATACTAGTACAAATAATAACAACGAAACAGTAGAGTTAAGCATTTCTGGGAGAAGAACCCGTGTTCGACGTGGTGGTGGTAAAACCAAGATCAACCAATGATGTAATTCGTTGGGGATTTGAATTTTATAGATTAGTTTTATTTTTACATTTAAACATTGTCTTATGATTTTATTGTGTCTCCAAGGAAAATTATGACATAACAAATAAACGAAGATAGTATGAATCATAGAGAGTACATCATTCAAGCTACGAATGGTTTAGTCGGGGATGAGCTGAAAACAAAATTGTACGAGATGTATTCACCGTTGTGTAATGGTGAATACAAAAGATTCTCTTACAAAGCAATGCGTAAAATATTATACTCTGAACTTTTATCCACGAACGGAGACATTTATGGAGGACACAATCTTGAGAACGTACCAAAAGCACATATAAATTGTGAACACGTGTGGCCACAGAGTTTTTTTAAAGGACGTTCCCCGATGAAATCAGACATGAATCATTGTTTTGCATCTCATTATAAATTGAACACTCATAGAAGTAACAAGAAGTTTGATGAAATAGATGATGACGAGGCTGAATATTTGAATCAAGTTGGCGAAAAAGTGGATGACGAATGTTTAAGTACAGGGTCTGATTCAGATCTGGAGGATGAAGTAGAAGAAGAAAACCAAATTGACAGCGGTGAGTTGTGTGAAAAGTCTAATTATAACAACACATTTGAACCAAGAGATGTGAGCAAAGGTAACATCGCTCGTGCTATCGCATATTTTAATACAATGTATCCAAAGTACGACATTTCTAAGGTGATAGATATTCGAACACTACTTGATTGGCATCACGCAGATCCTGTTGATGGTGGTGAGCGTAAACGGGTCGATGTAATATACGAACATCAGAGAAATTTGAATCCATTTATTGTCTGTCCTGAACTCGTTGCAAGGGTTTATTTGGTTTCTTGATTTGCTTCAAGTTGAAAATGATGTGCTTCGTCAAGGTGTTATACAAAAAAAATGTTGTGTAGCACACGTTCCAAAGAATATTTCTTTGCAAATGGAAATAGTTTTCTTTTCACAACTTTAGAAATTTCATTTGTATCCGCGTTGCCAAACTGCAACCAATATCTCACTATGTTTGCAAATTCCCAATATACACTTGGGTTTTCAAATTGTAATTGTAATACATTGTTGAATGACATGCCACTTTCAAGAAAAAAATCAATTACGTTTTCGGACATTAGGTCTGGATGATATATCGGTAATACGATGAATTCTGCGCTTCGAAAACACGTCGTCATTCTGAACCATGGGATATCGAATTTGTCTGGGAGTACGGATCGACAAAGTGGGCATGTCATCGATCCTCTTCTGACCCATCGTTTGAGACAATGTGTATGAAATGTATGAGAGCAGTCTAGAACGGTCATCTCATTCATTGTGCATGGTTCTAAACAGACTGAGCAGTTTTCACGGGGAAGATGATGTCCACAATACCATTGATTGTTTGTATGGAAGTATTTTCCTTGGAATTTGCATGGACGTTCGGGATTTGTCTTAAGTTGTCCTGAACACGTATTTCGTGGAGCTTCTTGTGACGTGATATTTGTCTTAAGTTGTCCTGAACACGTACTTCGTGGAGCTTCATGTTGGGTGGTGTTTGTCATGGATGGTTACGTTTGACGATTGTGAAGTTAGACAGATAATTATAGAAAAAAAAAAGAATACTAAAATTCATCTAATAGTTTAGGAATGCGAAAGAGGGTGTCTTAATTTTGATGAGTGTGTGGAATCATTTTTGAGTTGGCAATGGATGCCCTCAGTGCGATTTTGAATCCATTTGCACAAGATCGCAACATACAGATCTTGACGGAATTTCATGCAAAATGGTCTCAATGTCCTGACACAATCGATGATATATCATACAGGTTTGGAATCACAACAGATGATACGAATCACATCGAAGAATGTATTCAAAACGAGAAAGAAATAATCTTCCGTTTGCATCAAGAACTATTGAGAAATGATTTGTTGAAGAATAAAAATGTGTTTGAGCAGTTTAACTTGGTATGTTGTAGAATACATTACGGACAGCAAGTGATCAATCAGATGCATCACTTTAAGCATAATGTGACACACATACCATCACTGTTTATGTTTAATCCTGTGGAGTATGAAAAGTTGAATCCATTTCAGAAATTGGTATTTTTTCTGTACGATTATTTCGAATCCAACAAATTGCGAAAATATGGCGAATATTGTTACGAAGAGATATGTAATCCGTATCCAACCAGAGCGTGGAAACAGAAAAGTAAAATCATTGATGTTGTTCACGAGCAGTTTGGAATGTTGAAGAACTACACACAGTGGCTTTTATTTACGACAACCAAAGATATGGATAAACGAATTACTGAATACATGTGTAGATCCGAAGACGCAAGATTTCCTACTTTAAAAAAACATCGAAATGTTTTCTCGTTCACTAATGGGATATACATCACATTGGTTCGATCAACACTGACTGATTGTTTTATTTTATACGGTTCGGAACAATACAAACTGTTGGATGATTCGTATGTTGCTTGTAGATACTTTGATCAACCATTTACAAATTCTGTTGAAACACCTGTGTTGGATTCAATATTCAAGTATCAGAAATTGGACGACGACGTGATTTCAGTGAACAAGATGTTTCTGGGACGAATGCTGTACAAGGTGGGTCAGTTGGACAATTGGCAGGTTATTTTAATGCTCATCGGGTGTGGTGGGACAGGGAAAAGTACAATCAATAACATCGTTCGTTCGTTTTATGATCATGAAGATGTTGGAATACTTGGAAACAATCATCAAAAGATATTTGGGTTATCCGATATTTATGACAAGTTTGCTTTTATCGCACCTGAAATAAAAAGGGATTGGAACATCGATCAGGCTGAATTTCAGGAGATGGTTAGTGGTGGAAAAATTAATATAAATATCAAACATAAATCGTCGATAATGGTGCAGTGGACAGCACCAGGCATGTTGGGTGGTAACGAGAACCCAGGTTTTGTGGACAATGCTTCAAGTATTCAAAGAAGAGTGGTTGTCACCAGGTTTGATATAAAAGTAGATGACGTGATTACTGATTTGAATTGTAGACTTGATAAAGAGATCTCTCAAATTCTGAAAGCGTGTAATCTTCAATACCTTAAATACGTGAGCATGTACCAAAACAAGGAC